TGGCTCTTGCTGTCTTTTGTTTGGCATCTCAGTCACTCAATTATAAATGAACCCATGTGGGTCTCTGTGCTTGTCTGGCTTGATGAGTGTTCTCCTCAGCTCCTGGGGCCAGCTGCCCCTGTCATCAAGCTCTGGGTCAAAGTTTGTTGCTGTTTTCCTAAGATAGTCGCAACTCACATGCCTCATCACCCCCCCATCATCCCAGCGCGCATTGTATATGCCAGAGATGGGTGAGAGGGTTGGCACTTGGTTGTGATCTTTTAGTAATCTCCAGTCATGCACATGCCAAGCCCTCTCAAGTCTGTGCCACTCACAATAAAGCACTTGGATGAAAACCAGCTGCCCTTGGTCATCATGCACACTGTTGACCTCAAGCATGTCATAGTGTTGATGCACTGCTGCCCCTCTTGGGATGATGCAGACCATGATGATGAGCACTGCTGCCATCACCCTGGCCCCTGACTGACTTTGATGGTCTCAACTGCCTCACCCAATGTGTGCACCACATGGGTTGCATGATACACCAGCCATGGGCTCAGCTCTCTGTCAGATCGGTTGACAACAATCACATCAAGACCCATCTGATGTCCCAACAGCACTTCCATTGCAGACCCCACTGATGCCCTCTCAAACATCATCAGCAGTGTGTGGCATGTGCTGATGTCATACGTGTCACAGTCAACAATGGCTTTGCACATCCCTGGCTCATGCTCTCTGCCTCTGTAGTCTCTTGCCATGGGGTCAACTGGTGCCAGGGCATTTGCATACAGCAGGCTGATGGCTGTGGTTCGCCAGCCATTTGCCTCATCATCAGTGCAGCCATTGATGGGGCCACAAAGATAGACTCTGTGGGTCAGTGGGTCTTGTGTCATCTCATGCCCCTTGTGTCTGGCATGTTATCGAGCCACCAATAAATTGCAAAGGCAATCAGGTTGACAACAACAACAACAGCAATGCCAATGCCAACCCCAATGGCACCAGCTGCCATCATGCTCATCTCATCTGTCATCTTGAGCCTGCTTTCCAAGCAAGAGAGACCAACATCACTGGCAGCCAGATGGGCCAAGCCAGAGCCAGGGGGATTACCACCCAGAGAGAGAGATGGCTGGGGTGTCTTGATGTGAGAACCAACAGACACCAGACCACCCCCAGCCATCCAACCCAGAGACAAACACCAGCCACATCAGACCTCATCTTTTCTGTCAGCCAGGAGGTCAGCCAACCTTTGCAAGTCAGCCACCAACACCACAGCCACCCACTCTTGGTTATTGCGTCGATGTATCACCACTGGCACTTGGTCCCCAGCATCTGCCCTGGCTTGAGCCATGGCATCATAGAGAGAAAATCTCTCAACCCTCTTAACCTCAACATGCATGCCCTTGATGTCTGTGACCACATCTGGTGAGTCACCCCCACCACAAAATTGCTGACCTCTCCTGGCAGAGCAACCAAGAGCTGCTGTCAGAGCCCTGGCAGCCTCTCTCTCACCCCTCTTGCCCTTTTGATTGCCATTGGTCATCTGTTTTGTTGCCTCACATCAATATTGTGCTGGTCTATGTAATCTGCCAGACCTCTCAAAATGGCTGGGCTGTCTTTGCAGCAGCCCAAGCCAATATTGCAGTTGCTGCAAAGCACATCTCTGACAGTGCCTGTCTTGTGGCAATGGTCAAGATGTGCACAGAGCATGCCATGGCCTTTGCCATGTGTGGCCTGTGGGTAGTGTACCACAGCCTTTGCACATCCTGGGTTGCCACACACTGTGACCCTCTCCCATTGCCTGACCTCAGCCTCAGTCAGCTTATACTTTGCAGCCCTCATTCTCCTGCTGTCACAGACTCTGCACTCTTCTCTGCCCCTTTTCCTGCCTCTTTTTTTTGTAAATCTGGCCAGCAGCCTTCTCACCCCACACTTGATGCAGGCTCTGGTGCCACTGTCATCTCTGACATTGCCAACCCAGACCCCAGCCCCATCAAGGTCTCTGTCAACCTGCTTGAAATCAAAATGGCTCTGCATCAGCTTGCTCTCATTAGAGTTGCCCTGGGTTGGTGTGTGCCAAGATAAATCTACTCATCAGCCCCCCCCCAGCATACCCCCTATTTTGGGTCTGCCTGGTTTTAGCCACTTGGGGGGCATCAGTTTAGTGTTCACAATTCACACTAAGTCTGTCCCACTGGAACAGAGCCAGAGACAGAGAGGGTGTGAAACGTGAAACATACATAATAATAGATAGATATATACTATATATATAGTATATTATTGGTTTTTCTCCCCTCCCCAGCATTCACCAACATTCGACAAACACCCCCCCCCAAACCACCCACCAGTAGGCCCCCATGTTAGGAAAATCTTAACAGACCAACCCCCACCACTGAGGCAACCTCTGGTATCTCACCCCCAGCTGGTGGCACACCCTGCACCAGCAGCCCACCCCCCACCAGCAAAAAAGATGCTCGGTTTTTCATAAAATAACCAGAATGGTGTTGATTGTTGGTGCTGAGAAGCTGATGATGTGTGTGGGGGAGAAACCCCAAGAGACCACATCCCACAAAACTGAGAGAACCAAAACGATGACAAGCCAAGCCACCACAAGAGACCAACTGCTCACAGCTGCTGCTGACCTCTACAATGCAGCTGAGCAAGCCAAGAGAGATGGCAAGACCCCTGAGACATCCCCAGCCCTGGCCATTGCAGACCTGATGTGTTGCCTTGAGTCAGAAATTGAGATGGGCACCTATGCAGCAGATGATGAGGCTGCTCATGCCAGCTATTGTGATTTTGTGCTTGATGGCAATGGCTACCATGGCCCAGATGCTCTTGCCAAGACAATCGAGTTGGCAAGCTACCCTGCCATGATTGACTCAGCCACCATTGACTACCTTGGCAGCCTGACCCAAGAGCAAAAAAACATCTTTCATGCATCAGTGGCAGACATTGCCACACAGACCTCAGCCATGTGGGCTGCAAAGGCTGTCAGCCCCAAAACAGCAAAGTTTGGTGGGGCTGGTGCTGCTGAGTGGGCTGCAAAGGCTGCCAGATTCCAAGCCACAAGAGCTGCTTGGCACACCAGCCAGATTGTTGAGCCAGAGGTTGTTGCAACCACCAGCTGTGGCCAGCCCTGCACATCAGCCAAAGAGTGTGCCACACATGAGGCAGGCTGTGAGGCATGTGAGTCTGCTGACTTTGCTGCTGATGAGCAAGCCCAGACCAAGACAGCTGATGAGCCAGAGACCTTTGAGAGTGCAGTTGCCCAAGGCAGAGCAAATGGCTGTGCCATTGCACAAGTGCTGGCAGAAATTGAGACAGCCCCAGCCAAGCCAGCTGCCCCCAAGAAGGTCAAAGCCACAAAAAAAGCCATCCTGGCAAAGCTGTCTGACAGTTATGGCAATGTGCTGACCAACAGCAATGAAAAAAGCCTAGTCGCAACCTATTGGCAGACAGCCAGAAAGCCAGCTGCTGAGGTCATCTCTCTTGGCTGGGAGCTGGGCTGGGTTGACGATGATGGCATGATGAAATAGACCACCCACAGAGAGCCAGGGGGCTGCCCTGGCTGACCACCAACACCAACACCCCACTGAGAACCAAGACCATGACAATGACCTTCCCAAATGCAGAAATTTACTCAGTCAAAGATGGCCAGCTGACTGCCCACTGTGTGGCAGTGCTCAACTGCAAAGACAAAGCTGAGACAGCAAGGGCAATCAAGTTTGATTATCTCCCAGAGACCACTCTTGTGATTGCTGTCTACGATTACAAAGATGGTGAGGTCTGGGGCACTGGCTTTGTTGTTGTGCAGGGTGATGAGTCTGACCTGCCCCAAGACCAGTGGGATGTGCTGGTTGGTCAACATCAAGACAGCTACCCTCTGCCAGAGGAGCTGCCAGCCTTCTCAGAACGGTATGTGCACAACCACCCCATCAAGATTGAGACCCTCAAACAAAAGACCACCAAAGAGGGTCTGATTGCTGTCTACGGTTACTGTGTCGAAGAAGATCTTTTTGCAGTCAGGCTCTCATCAAAGTCTGGTCTTGTCTGCCAGATCCCATGCATGGCATCAAGAGAGAGAGCCCTGTCTGTCTTTGCCAACATCAACTAAGTCACACCACTCACATCAACAGCCACCACACAGACCCCACAGAGAGAACCAAGACCATGACAACCAAGACCAAGACCATGCAAATCAAAGTCAGCAACTGCCCCAGCATCAAAGATGGCACGTATGCCATGCTGCACTGCACCATCTCAAGCAATCACTACATGATGGCCAGCCAGCATGTGGGCATCTTTGTTGAGAAGAAATATTGCACCATCGTCAAAGAGACCCCAGCCAAGTAGACCACCAACCTCAACCCCAAGACCAAGAGAGAACCAAGACCATGGCACAAAGATACAGCACCACACTGCAAGCCCTGGCCAATAAAGACGCCAGAATTGACAGTTATGAGTATGATGGTGAGTCCCACTGGCTGCACTTGGCAGATGGCTGGGTCAATAAATTTGATGACACCCACTGCATCTGTGAGAGCACAGTGGGTGAGGTCATCCAGCAGCTGAGAGATGAGGTCTCTCAGTGTGCTGGCAGCTGCTGCAACCACCAACCCAAGAGAGAACCAAAGACCATGAGCAAGCAATTCAAAAATGAAATCCTGACCAAAGCTGAGATCTTTTATCCAGTCACAGCAATGGTCAGCAACCCTGGCTGGCAAGCCAGACTGACCTTCTCATTTAATGGTGAGGAGGTCAGGCAGTCTGTCAGCTGTTGGAACAAAGACACCCAGCCCCCAAGAGATGCCACATGGCTTGCAGCCAACATGGTTGAGCTGCTCTGGCAGAATGACATTGATATGAGTGGTGAGGAGTTTCACACCGATGTGTCAGAGGGGTATGTGATGTGGTCAAGGGCTGACTACATTGACAGCAATGGTCATCAGCAGCTGAGGCAGTTGCATGATGGCACCACTGAGCCCACCAAGTGCTGCCAGAGAGGCTGCATCAGCTGTGACCCCAACTGACCGAAACCTTGGGACATATTGACAACCCCCGAGGAAACGCAACATCAACCCCAGAGAGAACCAAAGACCATGACAGACCCAGACCAACACAAATGGCCCACAGTGCCCTTGATGTCAGCCAGGAGCCCCCATGCCAGCTGGGCTGATGCCCTGGCTTTTCGATTAGATGGGGCAGCTCAGCAGATGAGCACTGGCCAGCTTGAGCTATGGATTGACAGACACCTGCCAGCAATCTTTTGCTCATACAAAGCTGATGAGCACACCCCCACCCTCAGCCATCCCCATGAGTGCATCTGCACCATCTGGCCAGTGCTGAAAAAATACCTGATTGACACCAACCTCAAAAAAAAGATATACAGAGAGCTGGCAGCATGGGCCACAGAGACCCCAGCTGGTCAGCCCTTTGACCGATCAGCCCCAGCCAGACTGTAAGGAAACCAACCCTCTTTTTATTACCAACCCCCACCCCCAGAGACCAAAGACCATGACAAAGACACCTCTCAAAGTCTACATTGCCTGCCCCATCACCCTTGACCCTGATGGGACAAACTTTGACAACAGCTGTGAGGCACAGCGCCAACTCTTGGCAGCTGGCTTTGCCCCACTCAACCCTGGCCTGACAATGATGCTGCCTGGGGGTCAAGACATCCCACACAGCACTTGGATGGCATCGTGCCTGCCATGGGTTGCATCTGCTGACCTTCTCATCAGGTTGCATGGTGAGAGCACTGGGGCAGATGATGAGGTCAGTTTGGCATTACAGCTGGGCATTCCTGTCTTTTGCACTTTTGACGATGAGCCTCTGTCAAAGCTGATTGACCATCTGGCCCACTGCAAAGACCTGGGCCAGCTTGACCAGATGTGTGCAGAGTGCAGGCTGGCCAGACCAGATGCAGCTGAGCTGCCAGACAACCTGCCAGAGTTGCCAGAGCTGACACCTGGGCCAGTTGAGCCATCTCACACAGTTGAGAGCATCATTGCATCTCATCAAGAGGCAGAAGATGCCAATGCCACATGGGAGAAGCTCTTTGGTGATGTGCCCCAGACCACTGCTGCCCATCGTCAAGCCATCACTGAGGAGAGAGGCAAAGTATATGGCCCACCCAAAGAAAATCACGAAGGCATTGCAATGATGTGGGCCAGCCTCTTGCAGCCCCATGCTGACAACATCAACAACCAGATCCCACTGCCAGGGCATGTGGTGGCTCTGATGATGTGTGCTCTCAAACTAAACAGAATGCGCATCTGCTACCACAAAGACAATTATGATGACCTCTGCAACTATGCTGACATTGCTGAGGCAATGCAGAGAGAGCATGAGGTTGAGGCATGATTGCCAACCTCTCATTTGTCAAGACTCATGGGGGTGCATCTTTTAGCATCAACAGCAGAGGCACCATTGAGCCCTGTGGTTGCTCCTGGGTCACAGAATGCCCAGAGCTGCCAATTGTGCTCTGTGCCTCTCTTGGCAAGCACTTTGACATCCCAGAGACAACCACAGACATCACCCTCAGCCTGTGGGCAGAGCCAGCTCCCGACAGAGTTGCCCTCTGCCTTGATGACTGGCGTTGTGATGAGCCAAGTTTCATCTTGGTTGATGATGAGCTGCAAGAGCTGCTGGCAGTCACAGCTGACTTTGTTTGTCCTCTGCTGTCTGCTTCCCCCACCAATACCCTCTTCTTGGAGTGCCACCTTAATGACTAAGCCACAGCCCTGGGAGACTGCCCTGGCATCTCTCCACAATCTGACTGATGCAGAATACTTTGCTGACTATGCCAATTGGATGACAGCCCACAATCTGCAATCTTTTAGGCACAGCCCAATGGGCTACCACAGATCCCAGCTGGGTCTGGTTGAGAGGCACCAGAGCCCAGCCTTTGCCTTTGGCACAGCTGCACACATCCACATTCTTGAGGGTGCAGATGCTTTTCATGCTGCCTACTCAATCTCAGATGGCCCAGTCAATCCCAAGACTGACAAGCCTTTTGGCACAGCCTCAAAACGATATACAGAGTGGATTGAGGAGCTGACCAAAGCTGGCAAGAGCCCCATCAAAGAGGCTGACTATTACAAAATAAAATGTATGAGCAACCACATTGAGACTCATGCAGAAGCCAGCAAGCTGCTGGGCACAGAATATGGCAGACCAGAGTTGACCATCAGAGGCACCCTGCAAGGCATCAAGAGCCAGAGCAAGATTGACTGGCTTGACAGTGCCAACAATACGATTGTTGACCTCAAGACCTGTGCTGACCTGGGCTCTGCCCACACCACCCACTATCCCTGTAAGTTTGCAAGAGATGCCAACATCTTTGGCTACCCTCACCAGCTGGCCTTCTATCGGTCTATGGTGGCAGCTCTGACTGGTGAGATATACAAAGTGTATATTGTGGCAGTTGAGAAAACTGAGCCTTTTGAGGTTGGTGTCTTTGAGATGAGTGCAGCCACCCTTGATGCAGCTGAGGAGCAAAATAGAAATACCATGCATGAGTACAAGCAGTGTTTGGCAGATGACATCTGGCCTTCGCGCTTTGCTGATATTATTACCCTGTGACATCACCCCCACCCCCAAAGAGAGAGACCAAAGACCATGAAAATCAATCGAGGCAAACAACAGCTACCAAGGAAAACTGTCATCTATGGTGGCCCTGGCATTGGCAAATCAACCATTGCCAGCCAGTGCCCTGATGCCATCTTCTTGCCCACAGAAGATGGGCTGGGGCAGATCGACTGCCACAGCTTTGACATTGCTGCCAGTTATGATGATGTTATGACAAACATTGGCCAGCTTTACACAGAAGAGCACACCTATAAAGCTGTGGTCATTGACTCAGCTGATTGGCTTGAGAGGCTCATCTGGGAGTCAATCTGTCAGCAGCAGTCTGTTGAGAGTATTGAGCAAGCCTCTGGCAGTTATGGCAAGGGCTATGTGTTGGCATGTAATCTCTTCTCAGCTGTCTTGACTGGTCTTGATGCACTCAGGCAGACCAAAGGCATGCACATCATCATTATTGCCCATGCCAAGACTGAGAGCCACAAAGACCCTGAGAATCCTGACTATGACCGATGGGTTCCCAAGCTGCACAAGCATGTCTCAGCCCTCTTGCTTGAGTGGGCTGACGAGATGCTTTTTGCTCATCTCAAAGTGCTGACAACCACAGAAGATGGTGGCTTTGGTCGCAAGACCACCAAGGCACTTGATGGTGGCAAGAGGGTCTTGAGAACGGTTGCAAGACCCACAGCAGTTGCAAAGAACCGCCTCAACCTGCCAGATGAAATTGACTTTAATTGGGCAGCGTATGCCCAGCACTTTACCCCCAAGACTGTGGCACCCAGTGCCAAGAAAGAGAGCTGACCATGGCTGATATTGGATTTAACACATCAGATGCAGAAGATGTGCAGACAAGTTTTGAGCCCCTGCCCAATGGGTCCTACGCTGTCATCATCAAAGACAGTGACAGACCCACAAGCCAAGCTGGGCATGAGTACATCAAGTTAGTCTTTGCAGTGGTTGATGGGCCACACACCAATAGGCTCGTCTTTGACAATCTCTCAGTTTACCACCCAGACCCCAAGGTAAAGGGCATTGCACAGAGCAATCTCAAAGCCATCACTGAGGCACTGGGCATCCTCAACCCCAGCAAGACTGAGCAACTGCACAACATCCCCATGATGATTGAGTTGCGAGTGAAGAAGCAAGGCAATGGCCAGATGGGCAACAACATTGTTGCCTACCGGCGCATCGGTGATGCACCCCAGCAGTCTGCACCCCAGCAGACTGCATCTGACCCAGCCAACAGCCCTGCCCCTTGGGCAAAGAGCTGATGGTTGACTTGGCAGCATATGAGGGTTGGCTGGTTTCAAGGTCAAGAGTGCTGGCGTCAATCTTTGCCCATGTTGAGCAAATTGATGCCTACCAAGACTTGGCTCTGATGATGCTTGAGACAGCCAACCCATCAACCAAGGTTGTCTGGCTCAGAGCCCTGCAAAAGGAGCTGAGGGTTCATGCCAAGCAGCTGCCAGTGCTGCCCTGGCATGTCTCTGACTTTGTTGATGACACAGACCCCAGCTGGTCAGCTGATGCAGTTGACTGGCTGGGCTGTCATCTCACACCAAACCAAACCACCATCACTGTGATGCTGCTCTCTGGCAACACCCACTCAGAAATTGCAACCAGTCTTGGCTGTCATCGTCAGACAATCACAGCCATGGTTGCTGATATTAGAACCAAAGCAAAAAAGGAAAATCTCCCCCATGAAATTAAGGACATACCAAGCTGAGGCAGTTGCAAGCTGCTGGCAGCACATACAAAGCACAACCACCAACCCCTGTATTGAGGCACCCACTGGGGCTGGCAAATCTCTCATCATTGCCCAGCTGGTCAAAGATGTGATTGACTGGTCTGGCAGAGTGCTCATCCTCTGTCATCGGAAAGAACTAATTGAGCAAAATGCTGAGAAAATCAAGACCCTGGCCCCCATGGTTGATGTGGGCATCTATTCTGCTGGGCTCTCCAGCAGGGACACAGAGCACAGCTGCATTGTGGCTGGCATACAATCGGTTCATGGCAGAGCCGATGAGCTGGGTGCCTTTGATGTCATCTTGGTTGATGAGGCTCACTTGATCCCAGCTGATGGGGATGGCATGTTTTTGACCTTCCTGACTCATGCAAAGCTCATCAATCCTGCTGTGAGAGTGGTGGGGCTGACTGCCACACCCTACAGACTCAAAGAGGGTCTGGTCTGTGGGCCAGATCGAGTGCTCAACACAATCTGTCACAGCATCCCCATCAAGCCTCTCATTGCAGATGGCTACCTCTCCCCACTCATCAGCAAGCATGCAGAGGCACAGCCAGACCTCTCTGAGGTTGCTGTCAGGGCTGGTGAATATGTTGCAAGCCAGCTCAACCAAGAGCTGTCTGATGGGCTGGTGGTTGCTGAGGCAGTTGCTGAGATGCTCAGCAAGACCACAGACAGAAAATCAGTGCTCATCTTTTGTGCTGGCAGAGAGCATGCCAGCCAAGTTGCTGAGATGATTGCCTTCCTGGCCCCAGAGGCATCTGTGGCTATGGTTGATGGCCTGACCTCACCAACAGAGAGAGCATCAACCCTGGCATACTACAAAGAGGGTGCCATCAAATACCTCATCAACATTGATGTGCTCACCACTGGCTTTGATGCTCCCAACATTGACTGTGTTGCCATGCTGAGACCAACCCTCAGCCCTGGTCTCTACTATCAAATGTGTGGCAGAGGTCTCAGAGTTGCCCCTGGCAAAGCTGACTGCCTCATCCTTGACTTTGGTGGCAACATTGAGAGGCATGGGCCAATTGACAAAATGGCCATCAAGCCCAAGCCAAATGGCTCTGGCAAGAATGCCCCACCAGCTGGCAAACATTGCAAAGCATGCAGAGAGGTTGTGCCAATCTCTGTGGCTGTCTGCCCAGAGTGTGGTGAGGTCTTTGAGGTTGACAGCAACCCCACCCATGACACAGAGGCATCAGTGGCAGACATCCTGAGTCAGCCCCCCAAAGATTATGAGGTTGAGGAAGTCAGTTATTCTGAGCACACCAAGAAGGGTGCTGATGACACAGTGCCAAAGACCCTGAGGGTTGATTACCACATTGAGTGCCTACAATACCCCATCTCAGAATGGGTCTGTGTTGAGCACTCTGGGTATGGTCTTGAGAAGGCTCTGGCATGGTGGGCAAAGAGGTCAGACCAGCCCTGCCCACAGACTGCCAGGGCAGCTGCCAAGGTTGGCAACTCTGGCCAGCTCAAAGAGCCCAGCACCATCTCAGTTGACATCAGTGGCAAATTTGACAGCATCAAGAAGCACAGCAACCTGATGCTCCCAGCAATCCCAGAGACAGAGGAGAACCAAGAAGATGACATCCCATTTTGATCGACCAACCAAGCCCAAGAATAGTGCCACCTCAAGATATGTCACAGCTCATGGCATTGAGCACCACCTGCCAACCACACCAGATGAGTCAGAAATCTTGGCTTTGATGGTTGGTGAGAATGTTGGTGGGGACCACACAAAAGGGTTCGGTACTCACAGCCAGCCCATGAGCAAAGACCAGCTTGCCAAGTGCCAAGACTGGCTTGCAGCTAGGGTTGAGTATATGAGAGCCCACCCCATCACCAGCATCAGACCAGCCAACCCCTCAAAACTAGAGAATACCCCAAATGTCTAAATACAATCACATACCACCCCAGATGAAAGATGCAGCTCAGTGGGTCCTCTGGCGCTATGAGGAGAGAGGAGGAAAGCCAACCAAAGTGCCCTACCAAGCCAGTGGCATCAGAGCCAGCACCACAGACCCTGCACACTGGTCAACATTTGATGACATCACAACAGCAGCTTACAAAGCAGGCTCATCAAGGTCTGGGATTGGCTTTGTCTTTTCTCCTGATGATGACTTTTTTGGTGTTGACCTCGATGATGCCATTGTTGATGGGGTCTTGCAGCCATGGGCCAAAGAGGTCATCAGACAGCTGCCCACCTATGCAGAAATCAGCCCCAGTGGCAATGGTCTCAAGCTGTTTTGCACATCAGACCCTGGCAGCCCAAAGGGCAGAAGAGTCAAAGTGCCAGACTCTGTTGGTGTGATCGAGGTCTACCATCAGGGCAGATATTTTACTGTGACTGGTGATGTTGACTTCTTGGGAGCCATGCCCCTGGCCCACTGCCAAGATGGTCTTGACTGGCTCAACGCCACATACCCATCAAAGCAAGCCCAGTCAGCCCCCAGCACAGTCACAGCCAGTGGCTCAGCCAGTGTGTGTCACCCAGAGCCAGGGCAGACTGATGTGGCTGCCAGGGCAGTTGCTTACATTGCCAAATACCCCCCAGCAATCTCTGGCCAAGATGGGCATGGCACCTTGTTTAGAATTGCATGTGTTCTGGTCAATGGCTTTGAGCTGTCACCAGCAGCTGCTCTGCAAATACTGCAAGACATATACAATCAGACCTGTCAGCCCCCATGGTCTTTGAGAGAGCTGGAGCACAAAGTAGACCAAGCAACCAAAGCTGATGGCCCCAGAGGCTGGCTGCTGACTCAGCAATCTTTTGCTGACTCTCACCAACCAGTCAAGGCATCTGAGCTGGGGCAATATGAGGCTTACATTGATGAGCTGATTGCCAAGCCCAAGAAAAAAGAGCTGGCTTTCCCTGCCCATCTGCTGCATGTGCCAGGGTTCATTGGTGAGGTTGCTGAGTGGATTGACTCACAGAATAATGTGGTGCAGCCAATCCTGTCATTGATGGGGGGAATTGCTTTGCAGGCTGCTCTGTGTGGTAGGAAAGTCAGAGACAAGTCTGGCCAGAGAACTAATCTGTATATGGTGGCACTGGCACCATCTGGTGGTGGCAAGCAAGCCCCACAGACCTGCCTCAAGAAAATCCTTGGGCTGGCTGGCCTGACTGATTTATATGGTGGCAAGGTTGCATCAGAGTCAGCCCTGGCCCAAGACTTGATGCAGAGCCCCAGCAAGGTCTGGCTCTGGGATGAGTTTGGTAGGTTTCTTGCCAAGTCAGCAGACAAGCCTGGGAATGCTCATTTGCATGCTGTGCAGGAGGTCTTGCTTGAGCTGTGGAACGAAACGGGTTGTTTGTGGAAGCACAAAAGCATGGCTGACAGCAAATACAATCGAGAAGTGCAGCACCCTTGTGCATCTTTTTGGGGGCTGACAGTTGCTGAGCACTTTTGGCAATCTCTTGAGGAGAGCCATCTTTTTGATGGCTTTGCTGGCAGGCTGCTGGTGGTTGATACTGGCCCAAGAGGAAAAAAGCAAGACAAAGAGGAGCTGCCCCCACCCCAGTCAATCCTTGACACAGTTGCCATCTGGCAAGAGTTTCAAGCTGGTGGCAACCTCTCAGACATCAACCCAGAGCCAAGACTGATACAAGAAACCAAAGCTGCATCAGCCATCTTTGCAGATCTTGTCAGGCAGTCAGACACCCATGAGAACCACCCTCAAAACAGCACCATCTGGTCAAGGTCAATCGAGAAAGCAAGACGGCTGGCCATGGTCTATGCATGCTCAGAAGACCCCATGCTTCCCATGGTTGATGACAGTGCAGCCAGATGGGCCTGTGATTTTATAATCTGGGCCACTGACTCATTTTGCACAAAGATGGCTGATGAGGTCATTGGTGGCAGTGTGTATGAGAAGCACAGAAAAAAGGTCATTGACATTGTGGGTGCATTCACCAAGAGGAACCAACTCTGTGGCAGATCCTACCTGCTGCGCCATGTGAGGCTGCCAGCCAGGGCTCTCAATGAAATAGTGCTGACCCTGCAAGAGTCTGGGGAGCTGAGGGTTGAGTCTGATGGCAGAGGCACAGCATATACTCTGAGCTAGTCACCAGAGACCATTGGGGCAGTGCTGGGTCTTTTGGGCCAGCTTATTTCTCAGCCCAGCCTCTGACCGGTTAATTCTGCACCCACAAGCCATGCAGCCCCCATCATGGAATTGCTCACATGGGGTGCAGAGGTTGTCATAGATCCTGGCAACCTCTTTTTTGGTTCTGGTGGGGCACCCATGCCAATACCACAGAGCAACTGCCCTGATGTATCTCTTGACCAGCTGCCAGGGTGTGGTGGGCTGGTTGTTGGGATGCACTCTTCTTGGCTTGCAGACCCGTCTGCATCTGGCTGGGTTGCTGCCAGCAAAGCCAACCACAGACCCACAGCTCTTGCAGTGCATCTGGTGCCTGCCATCAATCACCCTGCCTGTTGTTTTGAAATTGCAAAGCATATCAAGCTGGGGTGATGGTGATGGTTGCTGGTAGTCTGCCAGATGTGTTGCAAGGCAGATATGGCCCCAAGCTGCTCTGCCTTGTCAGCTCATGGGTTGCCCCACAATCGAGGCTGTCAGCCCCAGACTTGGCAACTGTCTTTTCGTAAATCTCCTCACACTGAGAGCCCACCCCATCCTCAAGATGCACCTCCAGATGAAAATAA